CGCCGCGGGCGCCGGCGCCGCCAGGTCGCGCATGGCGAGCGCTTCGAGCGAGTAGTACTGCTGCTGCAAGAACGGCGAATCGCCGCCCGGGACCGGGCCGAGCCCGAAGTACTTCAGGCGCGCCTCGTTCGGCGACAGGGCGCCGGCGCTGATCGCATCGTGCGCCGCCTTGGTCTTGGTCGCCGTGTCCATCCAGATCAGGTCATCCAGGTCGAACTCCGTGCCGTAGGGCGCGGGCAGCTCGAGGCCGGCATCGAGCGCGGCCTCGATGTGCGTCAGATGCGTCTGCAGGCACTGCGAGTGGTACTGCAAGGTCGACGCTTCGTTGTTCGCGTACGGCGGCTGTTGGCTCGAATCGACCATCGAGATCGGGACGCCGAAGCAGCCGGCGATGAGCTTTGCGGAGAGGCCCATCTGTTCGATGAGCTGCGAGTCGGCGGCCGAGGCCCCGACGGGCTCGTATTTCATGTAGTCGCCGAGAAACGCCGTACTGCCGGCGCCCATCTGGTTCCAGGTGGCTTTGAGCCGCTCGAGCGTTTTCTGATCGAGCGATTGCGGCCGGCTCTCGGGCGGCATCAGGATCCCGCTCGGCCGCCCACCGCCCGAGAAGAACTGCGTCGAGGCCGCCTGCATCTCGAGGCCCTGGCGCGCCGCCCCGCCGCAGGCGTAGAGCGGCGACAGACCGACGAGCGGGTGATAGGCGCAGTTCCAGCGGTCGTGAATGATTTCCTTCGCCGGCGCGGCCATCGGCCCGTCGATGCCGGCCAGGTCGCTCGTCTGGAGCTCGTAGTACACGCTCCCGTCGGGCGCCACGAGCGGCTTCACGCGGCACGGGTCGAGCACGTAGAGCGACGTCACGACGCCGCGGGCGTCCCGATCCTTCAGGACGTACGTGTTGCCCCAGAGGAGCTTGCTGAACATCCAGACTTCGAAGAACTGGGCCGGCGTCTGGTAGCGGTTCGGGACGCGCAGGACCGGGGAAAACGCTGGGCTCGTCGTCTCGTGCCAGATCCCGTTGGCATCGACGGCGACGAGCCGCAGCGGCAGCTTCCCGATATCGGAAGCGATCAGCGAGACGCAGCGGAAGACGACCGGGTTGGCGAGCGCCGTCTCGAGCTTGAGCTCGTCGTTGTGCTGCCAGGCGCCGGTGTAGGGCTCGCGGACGACCGGCATCCAGGCGCCCGTGCCGGCCCCAGGCGACGACGCGCCCGGGGCGAACACCGCGCGCAGCGACGAGCGAATCGACGCGAGGACGCCCACCGGGGCCTAGCCCTTGCTGCTGCGGCCGGCCGGCGCCTCGGCGCTCTGCGGCGCCGGCCACGCGGTCGCCGTCAGGTACTTGACCGCGTTCGCGTTCTCTTTCTGCCAGTTGATGAACCGTTCCGCCCGAAGGCCGATCATGTTCGTCTGCCAGAGCGACACGTACACCGTCGTGGCATCGGCCGGTGACGCCGGGGCAGAGTCCATTTGTACCGAGGCCTCTTGTGAGGCGTCGATCGTCACGCCGCCGTCATCGGCATACAGGATGAGGCCCGGCTGGAGCGCGATGACGTTCGCGCCCGCCGCCTGGCTCGTGACGAACGTCAGCCCCTTGTACGTCCCGCCGTCGACCGTGATGCCGGGAAACTCCGGCGATCCGTCCAGGTTCGTCCGGAACGACAGCGACAGCGCATTGGCCGACGACAGGATGAACGTCACCCCGCCCACGGCGATGTTGTTCGTCGTGAAGTGGGCAATCAGGCTGATGATGTCCGCCAGCGGGTTCGTCGTGGCGGCCGCGGTGGGCGCCCCGTTGGTGATCGACGCCGGGTTGACGCCGGCGACGGCCGCCACGGCCGGATCGATGAACTGCGCGTCAAGGAATTGCGCGATCCCCTTCACCATGTCGTCGCGGACGCGGGCCTCGGCACTCGGCGACGACAGCCGCGCCAGCTCTTGCGTAATGACGATGATGCCGGCGGCCTTCGCGATGCCCAGCGACGTGGAGGAAAACGCGAGCTTGCTGACGGGCTTGGGCTTCGCCTCGCCCACCCATCCGTACGTGCCGCCCGCCGTCTGGGCGGAGACCTTCGTATTGAACGGCACCTGGATGAAGCCGGGGATCTTGCCCAAGATCGTCGCCGGCCGCAGCAGTTCGATGAACTCCGCGGCGATATTCTGGTTGACCAGCGGAGCCGCCCATGTCGCATCCGTGATCGTCCCGGGCGCCACGGCGGCCTTGAGGTACAGCGCGACCTCCGGCGTATCCTTCCAGCGATCTTCCGCGTAGGCGACCGCGCTGATGTCCGTGCCCTTCGTGATCAGCTTCGCGCACGCCGCGCGGATGAACGCCACTCCGAGCGGCAGGTTGGACTTGACCGAAATCACCGGGTACGGGCGCAGCCCCGACGGGGCCGGCACGGGCACCGCGGCCGCGATCTGGAGCTTCTCGTGTTCGCGCCAGCGCCCAAGATCGGCGTCAATCGACTTCACTTGCAGCGCCAGGCCGTCGTGTTCCTCGGCCGGTTCCGCCTCGAGCGTCTTGCCCTCACCCGCGGCGCTCTCCATGATCTCGGTCATCTTCGCGGCCAGCGCCGCGCGCTTGTTTTCCAGATTCTGAATGTGTTCCGAGATCGTCTGCTTCATGACAGGCCTCTCTATGCGGCGCGGCGCCGCGAGTGATTTCACCAGGCGGATCGTGGCGCTCGCGTTCGCGGGAATCGTCACGAGGGAGAGTTCGCAGATTTCCGTCTTGACCAGCTTGCGGGCGCCGTTCTTGAGGTACTGCACGCCGCCATCGAGGACGCGGTACCCAATCGACGCGCCGGAAATCACGCCGGCCTTGAGACACTGCCAGGCGTCGTCAATGCGCGCCTTGAGCGGTCCCGGCTCGTCGACGCTCGGGAACGTCGCCTCAAACGTGATTCCGGCGGCCGTCACGGCCAGGGTGGCCGTCCCGATCGGATGCCGGTCGTCGTGATGAAGCAGGAGCGGAACGGGATTGCGGAACGTGGCGCCCGCCGGGTCGAGCATGTCGCCCTGGCGGTCGAGCTCGGGCGTTGACGCGATGCCACTGATCATCCGGCGCGACGGTTCGACCGTCTTGACCTCGAGCAGGGCGTACGCACGTTCCACGGTTCACGAGTGGAACGCGGTTTGCCCGGGATGCCGATTTTTACTTGCGAAAGGGCGGTACGCGATTGGCGCGTGTGACGACCCGGCGCAGCCAGTCGGCCATCGAGAGGCGCGCCTCGGCGGCCTGCTGATACGTCCGGTCGTACTGTTTCGACGGCAGCCGGAAGGTGACGTTCACCGACGTGTCGTCGGCCGCCAGGCGAGGTCGGCCGCGGGGCTTCACCCGACCACGACCATCTCGTAGGTCGGCGCCGACGCCGGCGCGAGGCGGTTCATGAGATCGACGGCCATGATGAGCGCCACGACGCCGTCGATCTTCTCGGTCGAGCGATCCTTGTTCGGGCGCAGGTTGCCGGCGGCATCCGTCTCGACGGCGACGTTGCTGACATTCCAGCGCAGCACCGGGTGCCCGTCGTGGCGCAGCCGGCGCCCGAGGATGGCCTGCTCGAGCGACTTGGTCGGCGCCGAGAGCGACGCGAAGCCTTGGCGCATCGAGACGCAGGGGAACCCGTCCTGCTGCTGCAGGCGCGAGACCAGGTCGGTCGCGTTCCACGGGTCGAAGGCGATCATCTGCAGGGAGAACTCGGCGGCCCATTGTCGCAGGGTTTGCCGGAGCGCATCATAGTCGACGACCGCGCCCGGCGTTGAGGTCAGGACGCCCTGGCGCGCCCACTCGTCGTACGGGACGTGATCCCGGCGGGACCGTTCCCGGATCCGCTCCTCGGGCACGAAGAACTGGGGGAGGACGTCGAAGCCGCCTCCACGGTCGAGTTGGGGACCGGCGACGGGGTCCGCGAAGCCGGCGACGGGGATGTCGTCGGGAAAGACCGCCACGAGGGCGGTCAGGTCGGTCGTCGTGCTGAGGTCCATCCCAACGTAGCAGCGGCGCTTGGCCAGGGCCTGGCGGGCCACAGGCTTGAGGCAGGCATCCCAGGCCGGCATCTGGATCCAGCGGGCGGCCTGCTCGGTCCACTGGTTCAGGTACAGCCGCCGGAAGGTGTTTTCCTGCGCGGGGATCGCCTTCGCCCGGGCCGCCAAAGTCTGCATCTCCTCGAGCGAGCGGAAATCGCCGAGCGCCGGGTTCGCCTTCCGCCACACCCGGCGCTTCGTCCAGTCGGCGCCTTCCGGCGCCTCATAGAGAATCGGGAGAAACGTCGGGTCCAGTGCGGGCCGTTCCTGCACCTTCTTCGCGTGCTGGTACAGCTCCCAGAGGATCGAATGGCGATCGAAGCCGGCGGTCGAGATCACGAGCAGCAGCGGCTGCTCCCGGGCGCCCATCGACGTCGAGAGCACGTCATAGAGCCGGCGATCGGGCGCCGCGTGGAGCTCGTCGTAGATGACCATCGACGCATTGAAGCCGTGCTTGCTGTGCGCCTCGGCCGCGATGGCCCGATAGACACTGCCGGTCGACGGATGGACGATCCGCTTCTGGGACTCGATCACGTAGCACGCCTCGTCGAGCGCGGCGTCGTTCCGGACCATTTGGGCGGCGACGCCAAAGACCAGGCCGGCCTGATCCCGATCGGCCGCCGCTGAGTACACCTCGGCGCCCGCCTCGCCATCGGCCGCGAGCCCATAGAGCGCGATCCCGGCCGCGAGCTCCGTCTTCCCGTTCTTGCGCGGCAGCATCAAGAGGCACGTCCGGTACTGGCGGCGCCCATCGGGCCGCTTCTTGAAGAGCTGCGTGATGATGCGGCGCTGCCAGGGGCGCAAGTTGAAGGGCTGCCCGGCGAACTTGCCCTTCGTATGCGTCAGGCGGTTGATGAACGCGACCGGCTCGTCGGCGGCCGCCGGCGGCACGAACGCGCCATCGTCACGGGTGGGTGCGTGCCGGTTCCATCCGCCTCGCCGGTCACGTTTCGCCGGAAAGACGATGGGATCGGCCATAGGTCAGATAGGCAAAGGTTGCACGAGAC